AAATTCTGATCTTCTCTAAATGTAACCATATCAGTTACACTGTTCAAAGAAGTAGAAGGCATATCTAATATAGCAATACAATCGGCTCTTGTTTCAGCAACTGTTTTCATCTTCAATTGGACAGCTACATCTGTTTCACCACCATTCAAAAGTAAACGAATATCGATTTTTGCAGGATTAATAAATTCATTCCAACCAATTACCAATTCTGAAGATGTTACTGCACTTCCATCAGAACCTTTCTCAAGATCAAGTCTTACACTTTGAACTTTTGGAAGAACTGTATCTATAAGAGCACTATCTGCTACAACAATATATTTACTAACACCATTTATCTTATCCTCAAGATATAATTGTTTCCCAAAACCATCAATCTTGTCCTTACGAGAAACTTTCCATGTCTCTACTAATTCATAATCACCATCATCATTCTGATAATAAACAGAAATTCCGAATGTATATTGATCAGTAGGAACAAGATCAGATCCATCTTTAACATTAGTAATCTTAATACCAATCTTATTATCCCAAACACCTGGATTAGCTCCTAAAATCTGGAATGCTATATCATCTTCTCCAGAATCAGCTACAAAAGTAGAAGAAGCTTGACCAACAGAAATTGCAGCATTAGACTCTGCAGACTCTGCATCCATGATATTAACTCCGCCATATAAAGCTCCATTCTCTACTCGCAAACAATACAAAGTATTTCCCCTTGCAAGATAAGCTAAAGCAGAATAATGAAAATACTCTCCAGGAACGGGTTCACCATACTCACTTATGAACTGCTGATCATTCGTAATAAGTATAATATTTTCAGTATCACCTTTAGCAGAATATCCAACTAATGCAGCAGAAGCTGTTGCTAGATTTGGAACAATATCAGAAATATCCTTTTCCTGAATATAAACTCCTGGACTCATATATATCGTCATAATTTTCTCCTTTTATAATATAAATACTATATTATTTTTCTTATTAATATTACCATAACTTCCAACCTCGAAGTTCCTTACGTAATTTAACTTCTACATTAAATTCCTCAGTCCAAACTTTATTACCTCCTTTTCCGATGTAGTCTTTAAAAAATCTTACTTTTGTTAATCCTTTCTTTTCAATATACCAAGCAGATAACATTTTCTTAATATCTTCAGCTTGTAATTTACTTATAAATTGAGATATAGTCACCTTTTTCTTTCCACGAAAATTTTCAGGATCTTTATGATAAACTATAATCTTTCCCCATTCTTTTATTCGTTCAATCCATCCAGGAACTGATACATCAAAATCACAAGGAAGAATTTCTGGAGTAGCTACTTCTTTACGAATTTGATTCACTTGAGCTTTAGTAAGTGCTTCAACTAAATTTATTTTCTTATCCTCAAATTCTTGGATATCATTATATAGATTATCAAAATTAGACATTCTTCTTCTTTCAAAATTAAAAGGCATTTTTCTGGATACCCGATTAACTTTCGAGCAGAGCCCACAGGAGAATGCCTAAAACCCTTGGCACTAAAAAATATTATCAATTAGCGACGTATATATTCCCATCAGCTACATCACTTACAATTGTTTCAGATACTACTATTTCTGTATTCTCATCAACATCTGTAGCAGACACAATAGTATATACCTCATCATTATCTGTACTATTTTCCCAAACTATTCTATCAGATATACTAAAATCACTTGCAAAATTTCCTGGAATTATAATTTTCTTACCAGCAGAATCAACTTCTAGTATACCATAAAGATTTTTACGAAACATTCTCAAAGCAGCTTCTAATTCTGTATTTTGATTTGAATCCTCAACAATAATTTCTGTATAATCATCAACATCATCTTTATCATAACATTTAAGAACAATTTTCTTTATAGTACTATAATTTATTCCCTCGAATATCCAAGCATCTACTTTAATAGGAAATTTATATACAAAAATCATTCCAGAAGTATATTTTTCATCTATTGTAGATTCATCAACTATCTCTCCAAAATGAAGGTCAAGTTCAAGACTATACTTATCATCATAACTAAGAGTTAAATTTGGATTATCTTGCTGCCAAAATATATACTTTTCAATACACTGATAAACTTTATCTAAATCTTTAGACCAAAACCATACATTATAATTTAAATCCACAGGCATTGCTTTTATATGAACTGTTTCTGTTTTATCATCATCTGTGGTTGCAACATAAAAACCTCTACGAGCTGTAGGAGTTCTTTGCCTTCCCCAACTAGGACTTGTACTCATTCTCCAAAAATTCATGAACTCTAAAAATGTTTCTCCTCGTTTCTCAGCTAACTCTCGAAGAGCTATTTCTTGAGGACACTGAACTATTCCTTTATTTATATTATCTACTGTAGTTCCACTCTGATCTATTCCAAGAATAGTAGCAAATTTAGAAAACAGAAGAATTTTCAAACTATTATCGATTGATTTTATAAAACTATAACTAGCCATTTTTACCAATTTCTTGTAATCTATTTAAAAAAACCCTACATATATCATTAATAAACTCACTATTATCTTCTTCTACAAAATGTCGTAACCATGTCTCTGCAAACATCTCAGGTTCTATCCCTTGAGAATAATTAATTGCAGCATAATAATCTAAATACAATTTATTAGCCACAAGTTCAATACTATATTGTCTAAAAATTTCTTTTAAATTAATCATTCAACTGAATTTTTCCAGAAGCATCTCGTACTTCAGTAAGATCAAAAGTTATACTTACCTTACCTTCTAATTCTTTCTCATTAGTTATATTAACATTAACCAGCTCAGCTTTTGGAGGCACGATAGATTCAAATCCCTTTTCATGTTTAACTCTAATCATTTCATCAGATATATTTTTTAAACTTTTAACTCTACTCATTACTTTCCCTTTCTATCATATCAGCAACTTTTCTTAAATCATCTGCAAGTCTCTTTCCAGCTTCTTTATCATTTTTATATTCATCATATAAAGGATGTTTAGAAAACTCAAACTCATCATCGGACCAAATTCCAGTATCATCATCAATAACCTTACTGATAGTAATAATAGGTTCATCCTTCATTTCATTTAAATCTCTTATATTTTCAAATAAATCTTGAAACATGATTTAATCCTTTATTGCTTCACTCTCCTAGGCGTAAGCTTATATATTTTAGTTATAGCAGCATCATGAAAATTTGGAAGTCCTAGATCTACAATTTCAAACTCTTCTACACCTTTTTGATCATCTGGAATATATTCGGGCAATAATTTAATATAACTATGTTGAACTATATCTACTTCTACTTCATCACCAACATCAGAACCAGCACTAGAATCATCCAATACTGTAGCTTTATTAGGAAGATATGCTAATATAGGAATTTGTCCTTCTGTAAATAAACCTAACTTTTTAAGTCTCCAAATACTCGGTGTCCATTGAATAAATACTTTAGCAGAATATGGAAGAAAATTATAATCTGATGGTGTTGCAAATACATCTAATTTTTCTGCCTCACTATATGTAGTATTTGTTGGAATATAAAGAGTACAATCTATACCATAACCATTTAAGGATATATCTATATAGTTACGTAACTGGTCAATGGTTTCTCTCGGAATCATCAAACTCATAAATTATACTCCCATAATATCCTTAATAGTATCCACTTCATGTGGAGTAATTTTATTATCATCTAACAACTTTTTGAGTGAATTTATAATTCGAAGGTACTGATATCTATTTATAAATTTAAAAGTTGCATTAATATCATCCCAATTTTTTGCTAACTCTACGTCTTTTAATGCTTGTTCTGGAGTTTCTGGTTTAGAAGCATTTCTTCTAGCATCTGTCCATTCACCTTTTTTCTTATACAATATCTCTATATTATCTTCAAGCTCATTAAGTTTATCTGATAATTTTTTTAATAATATATTTTTATCATCTGCAGACATTCTTTCCATTGCCTGTTCAATAGTTTGATAATCTATTACATCTCTTTTTAGTTCTCCAAAAAGTTTATCTGCATCTTCCACTGAACTTCTAATATCATTTGCTATATGAGCATAATTCTCATAAGGATTAAAATCCATCGAAACAATTTTAGGACCAGTAAGCCACTTATCTGTTAATAAATTATAAGCTC